TCCGCACTTGCCTTGTCTCGTGCATCTGCGAGTTTGTCACTCACTCCATGAACCTCGTTCAGTTTCGCCGCGAGTTCTTGTTTTGTAGTCTCGACGACTTCGCCCTTTTGCGGACCGTCATCAATCACGTACTTCACCTTATCGCCGTCCACAGACTCGATGTGTCCATGAAACTCAGCGCCATCTTCAGTCGATAACGCGAACTTCGTCCCTGTAACTAGGTGATCTTCGTGAAAGGCATGCTTTCCACGATGCGTATGATCCACTCGATAAATGTATCGGTAGCGTCGGCCCTTCGGAGTCATATATGGGATACGTTTGATATAGCGATGCCCCATCCCTTTCATCAGGGCACGCACCCAACTCGCAAACTTAAAACTCATTTCATGACTCCTCTGTCAACGTCTCGGGCCGTCGCAGTCTTCCGTCTTCAGTCACAACGAAACCCTGGGGAACTGTGATTGTATCACATCGACAATTTGGATGGATGGGGAACACGGTGGGGAGCCAATCAGCGCGACTTCGCCCCACATTGACCCCGTTAGCGGTCAACTCATCGACGGCGAAGACCCGAGGTCTCCCGTCCATTTCGGTGAAGAGACGCAGACACTGATCACACGCGCCGCTCTCGGGGATGCGAGCAACCTGCGCTTCGTCTCCATATGCCTCGCTTGCCGCGATCACGCGCCCCTCGTTGTGCGCTCCCTGTAACTCGGTTCGAGCGATTCGCTCCCAGTTATGCGCGTAGTACTTCGATCTATCCGCAAGTGTCCCCGCAAGCCGACGAGCATCTCTACCACTCGCACTCTCGCTCGCCGCTTCCTCTCGGAGTATGGCGAGCATCTCGGCTCGCTGTTCGGGGTTTACCTCTTCAATGATCTCCTCACCCTGCCAACCCTCCGCCGCTACGTTTTCAAGCTCCTCACTCAAAGCGTTTCCTAGTCCTCTGATGTACTCACCCGCCCGTAAGGAAAGACGCTCATATGCTCCCCGCTCAGCCACGCTCATCCAATCGGGAGCGGGAGGAGGAGAACGCGGGGGAGCATCCTCTGGTTCCTCTGGTGCTGAGGGAGTCGCGACCTCTGGAACCTCGACCGTTGAACGCTCTGTGTTTCTCAAGTCGCGGAGCTGCACAGAGACTAGAGGCTCAAACTCCTCGATCCCCTGCTCTCTGAGTTCTGCGAGGCGATCGGGGTTATTTCCGAACACATGAGAGGCGAGCAACATGAACTCATATGGAGGCACGTCCGCGAATGTTAAGAGGTCTCCAACGAGCTCCGCTTCTCGGAGTTCTGCGAGTCTCTCTTCATCGAGCCCCGAGCCCTCCTCCCCGAAGAGCTCAACGAGAAAAGCATCATGGTGCAAAGCAACGAGTTTTCGAGTCTCCGCCGCGAGTTCCTCACGAGTCATCGGACACCAGCCTCTCAAGATCATCTCCGAGAGCACTCAGGCGCACTTCATAGAGGTCGCGCATTCGCGAGGCGAGCTCCGCGACGAGGTCGATCTCTCCCCCGCGTGCTTTGCTCATAGGCTCTAGCGCCTTTTTTGCCTTGCGTCTCGGGTGGTCTCGGTGCAGGAGATCATCGTCCTGAGTGTACTTTTTGTTGCCTGCTCCCATGACGATCTTCAGGAACGCATTAACGCGAGCATAAGACCAAGAAGACCGAGTTTGTGAGGGTCGATGAGACACAGAGAACGCGCCCGCCCCGCGTCGCCAAACGCTTTTTAGTTGAGCAAGTGTCACTCGTTGCCAAGCTTTATCCGCGTTTTCGTTGTGCTCTTTAACCTTTGCTTTAAGTGCATCGATGACCGAGTCTGACAGCTTAATTGAAGCACCACTCGACGCACTTCGCGCGGAGCCCTTCGGGTTCTTCTTACTCCCCTTGATGCGCTCATGAGGCTCCGCAGGAGTATCCGCTCGCTCATTCCCCTTACTCATCGCGCTCTCTATCGCTGAGTCTACGACTCGCGGGAGTGCCCTCGTAATGCGCTCAATCAGCTCTTCGCGGGATAGGTTTCCTAGTTCCTCCGCGCTCGCTTCTAACGTCACTTTCATTTCTTCTTCTCCTTCTCGTCTGCGCTCTCCATCTGCTCAACAACTTTAGCGGCCCATCGGTCTCCCGCGTCTCCTCCCCAAAGAAGCCAAGAGATATAAGAGGCACTTGTCTTGTCGTCGTGATAGCCGCGAGTCTTGTAAGTCCGATGACGATTAAAAAAGGCCCTCATACGTCGTACTGATTTCGGGGTCATGCGGTCCCCGCTCACGAGGTCATTCGCTCGCTGAATCCCCGAACCAATCCCCAACTCTCCCGCCTCTTGCGTTCCGATTCCTCCGCGCCCATGTTCCTCTCGGAGATCAAGTCCGCGTTGCGCTGCCTCCTTGACTCCCTTCGGTGGCTTAAAGTTGATGTGTGAGTACTTCGCGGGATAGCTTTTAAGGATCTCAGAGTAACTCATATCTCGACACTCACTCTCACGAGTCCTTGACTCTTTCCTAAAGCGTCCTCCTCCTCTTCGGCAATCCCTGAGCCATCATCCTCCATGCTCTCTTCGGCAATCCCTGAGCCCTCATCCTCCATGCTCTCTTCAGCAATCCCTGAGCCCTCATCCTCCATGCTCTCTTCAGCAATCCCTGAGCCCTCATCCTCCATGCTCTCTTCGGGTTCTCCAAACGAAGAGACTTCGCCCTCTGCGCCATCGCTTCCCATGAGCGCAGTCACGAACGTCTGATTCATGATGATGTCGCCACCTGACTTCAGAGGCTCAAGCCCTGCATCTGCGCGTACTTCGTTGATCGTGAGATAATGGCTCACTTCGTCGACTCGTCGCTTGAGCTCACTGTCTGCGGATTTCGCGTCGAGCCCGACGAACCTGAAGCTTAGTTCGGGGTCGATGGGATGAATGATCCATCGGTTGATCCATCCCTGAACCTGCCTCAATAACGGACGCAAGCCCCGATCCTTCGAGGCGAGGATGCGCTGCTCTGGTCCTCCCTGACTCAAAGAGGTCGATACTCCCTCCGCGCCGAAGACGAAGCCGAGCTCGGCGGGGTCAATCTGATAAATCGCACATGCAACCTTCGTCAGATAGCCCATCCAAGTCGAATACCCCATCTCCTCGGCGCTCTGACCGAGATTCACGCTCGATACTTCCTCGTTTGCTTCGGGGTCGAGTTGAAGAATCGGAGTACGCTTTGCTTGATGGGCTCCTGAGAGCATCGCGTAAAAGTCTCGCCTGAACGCACGAAACACTTGAGGACTCATCTTACTTTTGACCGAAAGGATCGAGTTTACATGGATCCCGTTCGTGAAGTTACTCGCGTTGTACGTCTCCGCGTTGACGAGGTAGGTGATCACACGCACGAGCTCTTCAAGCTCAGGATGCCCGTATCCTCTCGAATAGACCCAAGTGCGAGGACGACGAATCCCAAAAGCGAGAGAATCAGCATCCCACTCCGCGACCTTCTTCCCGTTGATGACCTGAATGAATGCAGAGTCTTCCCAGTCTCTTCGGCCCTCCGCTTTCTCCTCATCAGAGATCGCAGAGCGCCGAATCGTTGAAGCATCGACGGGGATAAACCCCGTGACTTCTCCGCCTCGATTCTTCATGATCTCAAAAGCGCACTGATCGAAGGTCAGCGAGTCTCGGAGGACCATTCGGATAAACGTTTCAAACGAATCCGCGCCCCCGTACTTATACCCTTCTCCACAGCTCTCTAGCCATCGAGTCAACTCGTTGATCTTGTCTCGTAGCTCATCAGTCATCTCAGCATCAGAGTCTCGCGCCGATATCACGAAGCCCGCCGAGTATTTATCTTTTTGAGGTGTGCAGAACTCCGCGACTTGATTGACGCGGGTTTGAATGATCGCAGACACTACGGGGACATTAGACATACGACGAAGCACCTCGTAGTCGAGGCCGATCGTGCCCTCATGCTCAGTGCTCCGATACGAGTCTCCATATGCTGCGGTGCTGTCCCAAGGGTTGACGTCATGCGCGATCGGCTCGGACGGCCCCACGTTCTCGGAGGTCATCGCCTTTTGAATCAGGCTCTCCGAGATCTCAGTGAGCTCTTGCATCCGCTCGAACCATGACGGACGGGGATTGTGTGTTCTCATTGGTAATCCTCATCGGTGAAACGATATGCGAACATAATCCAACTCTCACGCCCCTCTTGATGGCCCTTGAATGGACGGCGACGTGTCACAACGCCTTCCCCCCATGAGCCATCTCCGAGCCTTCCGTGAGCGTTCCCTTCAATGGTGAGCACGTGGGTCGGAGTCACCTCGACAGCTCGGGTGATGTGCTGCCCCCATCGTTTGGAGGTCTTCTTCCCGATGACGACAATGTCACCTCGTTGGATCTGATCGAGGGGGATCTCCCGCTCTGTGCCTCGGCAATACTCCCAGAGGCGATACGTAGAGGGGAGCACTTTCTTTCGTAGATCAGATCTCAGCTCGATGTCACACCACGCCGCGAAAGCTCCACACCAAGAGAAGCCCCCGAGTTTCAAATTCCAAGAATTGAGATATGGGGTGTCCTTGGGCCATTCGAGGCCCTCTCGGATGTAACGTATGATCTCGGCTCCCGTGTGCCCGTTGCTCTCTGCGGTCGCTTCGTAGTACTCGCCTGATCGATCCTTGTGAAGTAATTCTCCTCGATCATTGACATACATGTTCCGTGGAGGCTCAACGACGTTCATCGCGTGAGCCTCATATGCGCGAGCGATCATCCGCTCAATTCGTTCTGCGTTCATGTGGATCTCCTTTTCACGGTATAATAACACAGCCCCGAAACACGGAGA